CTCAATCTTGGTTGACACTTCGTTCACGTCATCTCCGTTTTTTGTTTGCCTCGTTAAGCACTTTAATGACCGTTGCCATATCTCGAGCGTCAAACACAATGTCGCTGGGCCACCAACCGACCGCGACTAACACTTCTGCTAATTGGCGGCGGTAGGTGCCGCGTCCGTAGGGTTTGGGTCTGTCTCGTCCAGTACCGGCAGAATGTCGATGTCAGGGTTTTTGCTTAACCATTCACGCCAGTTGTCACCAACTTGTTCGCCTTTAATCTTCAAGATCGTGTGCATCCAACAGGCGTAATCCGAGTACAACGGGTTTGCCGAGAGCTGTTGAATGTTGCGGCGCTCAAGGCGTTCCCATTCCGTAACCACAAACAGGTTCGTGTAGTAATACTCGGGTGCGCTGTCGGCTGTGCGCTTTAACTGCAACTTGATTTTCATGTTTCTCCTATGTCGGCTTGGAGCCGTTATTTATGCGGTGACGTCAACGCTGTATGTGCCACCCTGAAATTCAATTTCATAGGTGCTCAACTCGCCCAGCGACGCGTTAACAACTGGAATGCTGGCTAGGTAGGTGTCGGTCAAAATGAAGCCAGGGTTTGTTGCGCTGTCTGCTGCGCTTGTTGGGTTCACTTTGATCGTGCACTTTGTGCCGAGCAATGGTGCCAAAACTGCGTAAGACTTACTTGCTGCATAACTGGCGTAAACCGTTAGCGTACAAGTATTCGAAAAGAGGCCCGAGGTCATGGTGCGGGATGTCTGGCCAAAACTCGTATCTTCCAGAGCTTCCGCGGTGACAACCAAACTGCATGCAGAAACTTCTGTGGTGATGTCAACAATGGTGCCGATTGCGGTGCCAACCTTGACTGTTGGGTTTGAGAGGTAAGTGGATGACATGATTTCTCCTTAAGTTCTGATTTGATAGTAGATGATTTGTATTCGGTAGTAGTGGATTATGCGGTCTGGGCTTCTATAGCGCAATCAAGGTCGTAGCACGGATACAACGCGCCACCAATCTCAAGGCTTGACGGACGGCCAGCCATAACAATGATTGACGAGCCAAGCACGGTTGCCACAATGCTCAAGATTGATCGGAGTACCGGCAGACCTGCTGGGCCTGAGCCAATGACCTTGATCGGAAACTCGAGGCGCACAATGTTGCCGTTGCCAGCAAACGTGGTGAAGTTTGGCGCGTCAAGGTACACGCAATTAGGTGCAAGTTTGGTTGGGTCGTTTACAACGCGCAGACCAGAAACCGCGGTCAGCGTTGCGGTGACATCGTCAATCGCTTCGTTGAACAGGTCGGTGTACGACATCAAGCAACCGCTGGACGAGGGATGCCAAGCAACTGCTTGACGATCGGGGTCAGGCTTTGCTGTGGTGCTGAACCCATGCCGTCAAACGTGGCGTAGGTTGCCTCTATTGAGCCCCTGGAGCGCCACAGAGCGGCGCAATACATCAGGGTGCCTAATGTTGCGTCACCGCCAGGAGAGGTCGTTAGGGAGTCGATATAGCCCGACTCTTGGCGCCTGCGATATGCAAACTGATTGCCAGCCGACACCGATTGCGTAAGCAAGGTGTAATCGTCTGACGGGTTGGTAATCGTGATGCCGAGATAAGACATGACCTGCGCAGCGGTTACCCACGTACACACAGGGTCATACGAAACGGTGCCAGACGCGGCGACACGCTCAACATCGCTTGCGGTCTTGGCGTAAAGCACCTGATCGGCAATTGGCACCTGATAGTCGTAAAGCAGATCGCCTTGCGTATCAACGCCAATGTACAAATATTGTGGCAATGCGCGCACCGTGTAGGTGCCGTTAAATGTTGCGTCAACGCCTGCGACCGTAATTGACTGGCCGACTGCAATCTCGCTGGGGGTCAGGAGTTGCAGTACGGCGTAATTGTCAATTAGGTACTTGTTAGTGACCGAATAGGTGGCCATTACTAGGGCCTACCTTTCGAATTAAGGGCTGACGATGATGGACTTGACGAGATCGCTGTCTGCGATAAAGGTTGAGACGTAGCCGTAGTAGGAGAATGTGCGTCCGAGTGTGGATGGTGCTTCTACTGACATCAAGCCACGTACCTGCTCGTAGAACTCGATTGCTGATGCTTTTGCAACGACCATTGTGTTGGTTGCAAAGTTGCGATCGGCAACAAGGTTCAGACCGAATGGGTTGAACGTGTTGAGCTGTGTGATGTTTGCGGTTCCTGCAGCGTTTACGCCCATGAGACCGGCAGCGCCAGCGTATGGGAATACGGAACGCTTATCTCCGTCCAATTGCTGGCCGAGCAACTTCCATACGTTCGGGCTGACAAAAATGTGGTCAGGCAAGAAGTTGCTTGCGGTCAGAATGTCGGTTGCTGCATCGTAGAGCGCTGCGAACAACGTTGATGGGTCGGTGCTGTTGTAAGTCCAAGTTGAACCTGATGCTGATGCACCTGCGGTAATCGCATCGGCTGCAACGTCATCGCTCTTCAACAAGTATTGTCCTGCGAGATCGCGCAAGATGATTTCCATTGCTGCGGGGCTCGTGAAGTCCACATCCTGTACGGAGAGGGTCACTTGACCGCTTAGGGTTGTCTTGCTGACCACGTTCGAGGCAATCACGGGGGTGGTTGCCGATACTGCAGCAAGTTCGTTTGCTTGTGCAGCTACCGACGTGTGGGTCGTCCAAGTTGGACGGATAAATGTTTTTTGGTTGCCACCGTCTGGCATTGCGCGAGCGCCGACTGCTGCGACTACTGGACGGATGTAGTTCAAGTCCTCAAATACTGGCCCAAGAACTGGTACTGGCAAAAGACCAGGTGTGTCTGTGGTAAGTACATCGCCTGCAGCTGCTTGCAATGCGCTTTGCTTTGACAATGCATAGTCGCGTGCTGCTGCTGCAACGTTGCGGAATGTTTCTCCGCCGATGTGCATTGCTGCAAGATATTCACCTGCGGTTGGCAGATCAAACTTGCGCTTTGCTTGTGCAAATACTGGTGCAGTAGGGATGGTTGCCTCGACTGCGGTTTCGTTTACTTCGGTCATTTCTGGTTTCTCCTCTACTGGGGTTACTTCTTCATTTAACACTACTTCTTCGGGCTCTTGGTGGATACTCGCTGCGACTTTGGTGATGTTTGCGGCATCGCCAAAAGCGCCGATCGGAACTAGGGATAATTCCATCCAGTCGGCTGACTCAATGATCATTGTGCCTTCTTCGTCATACGAGAACTTGGTCGGGTTTACGCCAACGGATACTTGGTCAATGGTGCCGTCTAAGGCCATAACTAAAGCGTCGTTGCCAAGGGTGGTCGCGCTGATCTTGGCTGTAAACAGCATTGCGTCTTCTGTTGAGACTCTTTCCAAAACAATTCCGACTGGCATATCGGCTTGGTGATACATAAAAAGACGCGGTGCTTTGCCCTCGACTGGCAATGAGCCTGGACGGAAGATTACAGCTGTGCCATCGCTGACTACTGCCGGCACGTTGTAGGGAACTGCTACTCCGCTGATGGTGCGGCGTGGTGCGTCGCCTTTGGCAGCGTCAAGCGTGAACTCTCCTGCGATTAGTTTGATCATCTTGCTAACTCCTCTTGTGTGTTTTCTCTAACAATTACTTCATCGTCTGCGCGATCGGCCATAAAGTTTTCTTCTAGGTATTCATCCGCGTCAAACTCAACATAAGTTCCGCGCGGTAACACGTTGTCCATTGACAGCGCGCTTGCAATTGCATCGGCATACAACTTGACGCCAAACAAGTAAAGATCGGCGCGTGCTTGCTGGCTTGACTGATACGAGTATGCGCCTGTAGCAACGCCCACCAAATACGGTGGCACGTTTGCGAGGCGCGACATTTCCAACGCTTGATATTGCGAAGCCTCAATCAAAAGCATCTTGTCTGGTGTGCTGTTTGTTTCCGTGTATGTCAAATACTCGTTAAGCGCTGCAGTCTGATTAGTTGCTCGAGCGGCATTAAACGCGCTAGCCAAATCAGCAAGTTCTTGCGCGCTCAAGGGTTCGCCTCCCGTTTGTTTAAGAACGCCTGCTGGAATGCTTGACGATGCGTTGCGATTGCGCGCTGCTTCAAGTTTAAGCGCAGTTTCTATTGCGCCAGGTGCAGAGTAGATCATTCCTTGCGCTGGCGATAGGAATTGCACAAGGTTTGTTGGGTCTAGCATTCCGCCGTTGAAGTAAACCTCTTTAGACGGTGCAAACCAGACTGGCCCGACCATGTCGGTGGTGGTGATTGAGCCGGCAGGCAGTCGAGTAAACGTGGCAGGGTATCCGTCAGCGGTGCGTGATGTGATGTACCAAAACGCGCGTCCGAACATCATTAGGTCATCAAGCGTCCAAGACATGATGAATTGATACGGCACGGTTGGGTCTGGTCGGCGCAACCATGAACGTGGAGCAATGTAAATGCTTTCCATTTCTTCGCCGTTCCAAAACTCGTTGTATGAGCGCAACGGCATTGAGCCAATAACCGAAGCCATTAAATCTCGAGCGCGGTTAATCGTTGGAACGCTGATCGCGCGATTGCGCGCTTCGCCTTCTTGGTAACTGTAATACTGGCCGATCATGCTTACGCCAGCAGCGTTACTTGTGTAACCGCCAGCGACCGCAGCTGCCACGCTAGGCGCTGGGCTTATTGCTGCTTTACGAGTTTTGTTAAAGATCGCCATAGTCCTACTTTGTCATATAAGTGGCAACCGCGCATGACTTATCCGATTCCGACAAAAGGCAAGGTGCGCGGTCGCCGCGTTTATCTTAGTTATTTACCGCGACAAGCATGGGCTTTCCGCTGTTGACTGGACGGGCACACATGCCAATTCCCCAGACCATTGTGCGCGCTAACTCAATCGGGCCAGGTGATCGTTTGCTTGATAGCACGATGGTGTTGTCGGTGCGAACAGCAACAGCGCGCTGGACGTGTTCGGCTAACAGTTTTTCTCCTGTGTGCAGTAGGCGTGCTTCGGCGATCATGTTTTTGGCTAGCGGTGTAAACCGTCCTAGTTCTGCGTAGCCGACCACGACCCTCCGGCGCTCGATGTTTGGTGGGCAGGTTGCGTCCACGGTTGGCGACAGGGCGAACCTAATTGTGGGGTCTTTGGCAAGTTCTTGCACGTTCTCCCACAGGTCGGTAATTGACTCGGCGATAAAGGCCACGGTGACAAGCACCCGACCGTCTGACAGGTTGACGCATCTGGTTGCGCTGTATCGGGAGTCGTCCAGCGAAGACTCGATCGCCACGACCCCACCGCTAGGTATGTCACCTGTGTATTCCAAGGACGGCCAGCGCCCTGGCTCAATCCAACCGCGAACAACACTTACCCAAAGGTTTAGGGATGCGCGCAAGAATGATGCGCGATCGGGGTTTGTGGATTCTTGTCGGATGGTGTCCATGTCTAACGTGTAACCAAGTGCAGGGTTACCCCACGCCCATGATGCAGGGTGCAACGGGTCAAGGCTTGGGTCAGGTGACCATTCCGCCATGTACATTGTCGACGGCTCACCTTTGTCAATGGCTCGAATGCCTGCCTCACGCCAACGCTGAAACAGCACAGATTCTTCCGTGCCAGCAGTTGAGAAGAAACACGCTAACGGGTTTTTGCGTGCGCGCTGTGCCGGCAACAGACCGCCTTCAACAGAGTCAGGGTTGACGTCAAAGAGTTCGTCCACGATCACCAAGTCAATTGACATACCGTGGCCTTGATTTGGCTTTAATGCTTTGACCCACCATTTGCTGCCGTCTGGCATGGTCGCTTGATAACGGCCGTACGACTTGACGATCTTGGCGCCGTAGTACTCCTCGAGGATTGGTGCAAGATCATCAAACAACAAACACGCCAAATCCAAACGGTGCGCGCCTGAAACGACGGTCTGCTTTTGTCCACGTATCTTGGGCATCTCCACAAGCCAAAACAGGATAAGCGCCTGAATGATTGTGGTCTTACCGTTCTGACGCGCAACCGACACAAGGCTCGAGCGATGCACAAACTTCTGATCAGCATCCACGGCCAAGATTCCCTCAAGTACATGCTGTTGCCAGGGCATCATGTCAATGTGAAGTACCTGTTTTGCCATGTCCCCCACAAGCCCAGCTAGTGAGCCGGCATGATCTGGCACCATCGTTTCCAAGCGCGGTTGGTCATGGCCAGTTGGCGCCAGTTCAGGCTGATCTTGGCTGGTGGCGACAAAATCTTCATTGGGGATCGGGGTCAATTCGTTCGCATATAAAAAATCGTTAATTGCTTTCTCTCTGTTTTGCTTTGCGTTTGCCAGTTTGCGATTGCGATGTATTGCTCCGCGTGCGCTGTTGCATGGTTTGCAACTTGCCACGTATCCGTCTTCAAGCGATCCACCACGATCCACTTCTACAAGGTGATCTAGTTCTGTTGCTGGGTTGCGATGGCACCAATGGCATGTTGGGCTGTCTCGAAGCAGCTCATGTCTGGCTGACTTGTATCTGTCGGTTGAGTATTCAGGGTTTTTCATTGGTCAAACAGCGTTTGTTGTTTGTTTGTTTGTTTGTCTATTAAATGATAATCGCCGTGTTCAATGCCTTTCATTGCATGGCAGTTATGGCATAGCAATTGGCATTTGTCTATTTCTTGTTGAACTGTTTGTTCGTTTGTTTTTGATAGCAACCGCGCAACATTTGCAGTCTTTTGTGTGCGGTCTATGTGATCCCAGCAGAACATTGGCAGGTTTTCGTCAGTAACGACTAGTTCTATGCCGGCATTGTAAATCGGATGCAATACGCAACGACCGCGCAATTTCATGTTGGTATGGCTTAGCGTTCTGTTGTCTTTTCTACGCGCTTTTTCATAC